CATCGGAGCTTATGTACCAACGAAAGAAATGGGGGGAGGTTCTGGACTCAAGTATGCAGCGAGTACAATCATCTATCTCAGCAAGAGCAAAGAAAAAGATGGCAAAGAAGTCATCGGAAACATTATCAAAGCTAAGACAGTCAAGTCACGTTTGAGTAAAGAGAACAAGCAGGTTGAGATACGTTTATTCTATGATGAACGTGGTCTTGATAAGTATTATGGTCTCTTAGAATTAGGAGAGATAGGAGGGTTGTGGAAGAATGTTGCTGGTAGATATGAAATCAATGGTAAAAAAGTATATGCTAAAGCAGTGTACAAAGAACCAGAGAAGTATTTTACTCCCGAAGTTATGCAAGCTCTAGATGAGATAGCACAAAAAGAATTTAGTTATGGTAACTAGCACATCACTACCACTGTTTCCCGTACCAGTATGCTTATACAATTATGGTGAAGACAATCATAAGTTGAATGTTGATTTAGTTACTGATACTATCAGTGAGATGACTAAAGATCCTGAAGGTCATCAACGTAGTAATTTTGGTGGATGGCATAGTAAAGGAGATCTTGAAATAAGATATGCAAGTTTCAATGTATTGAAAAATAAAATACAGGAGTCTTGTGATAACTATTGTGATAGGTATGGTTTTCAAAAAGGATTAAAGATAGGTAAATTGTGGTCTAATATGAATTACACTGGTGACATGAATGTTGGTCACCACCACACTAATAGTGCTTTGACTGGTGTTTACTATCCAGTAAAATATATCGTTGACAATACATGTGAGTTCAATTATAGTGAAGGCAATCCTCTTCAACCAGGTATATGGGATGGTAGTAGAGGAGGATCTATTTACTTTCAAGATCCTAACTATGGTCTAAAATTTCCTAGACTTAGAAAAATAAAAAAACCAACTGCATACAATCTTGATGCATACTATACATATCCTGTTTCTGGATTGCTGATAGTGTTCCCATCATATCTTATTCATACAGTTACACCATTCAAAGAAAATTTACAAAGGTTAAGTATTTCCTTTACCGCTAATTATGGAACGAGTTGAGACAACTATTCTCAATAATTTATTATTCAATGAGGAGTATACTAGAAAGGTTTTACCTTTTTTACGTCCTGAATATTTTGAGGAAAAATGTGACACATTAGTCTTTGAACAGATTTCTTCTTTTCTAACTCAGTATGATAAACTTCCTACAAAAGAAGTTTTGAATATAGAACTTCAGAAGAGAGTAGATCTATCTCAAGATGAATATTCATTAGTAACTAGACTAGTAGAATCTCTAGTACCAACAGAGTCTGATCGTACATGGGTTCTTGATACTACTGAATCATGGTGTAAAGAACGTGCTATCTACCTAGCACTCATGGAGTCTATCAAGATTGCTGATGGACAGGATGAAAAGAAAAGTCCCGATGCTATTCCTAGTATATTATCTGATGCTCTTTCAGTAGGTTTTGATCAGCATGTTGGACATGACTATATAAATGACTCGAAGGATAGGTTTGCGTACTACCACAGGGTTGAAAATAAAATCTCGTTTGATCTCGAATACTTTAATAAAATTACGTCAGGAGGTCTATCGGATAAGACTCTCAACATTGCTCTTGCTGGCACAGGGGTTGGAAAATCTTTATTCATGTGTCATGTGGCTAGCTCTGTCTTACTCCAAGGAAAGAACGTCCTCTACATCACTCTCGAAATGGCAGAGGAGAAGATTGCGGAAAGGATTGATGCGAATTTACTCAATACAAATATTCAAGACATAGGAGAATTACCTAAGTCTACCTTCACTAAAAAGATTGACAAACTTGCAGCAAAAACATCAGGGAAACTAATCATAAAAGAGTATCCTACTGCTTCTGCACATTGTGGTCATTTCAAAGCGTTGTTACAAGAACTTAAGTTGAAGAAATCATTTGAACCTGATATAATATTCATAGATTATCTAAACATTTGTGCTTCATCACGTTATAGAAGTGCAGTAAACGTAAATTCTTATTCTTATGTCAAGGCAATTGCAGAAGAACTTAGAGGATTGGCAGTCGAAGCATCTGTACCAATTGTCTCAGCTACGCAAACTACTAGGTCTGGTTTTGCTAGTTCAGATCCTAATCTTACTGACACATCTGAATCTTTTGGTCTCCCTGCTACTGCTGACCTTATGTTTGCTCTTATTAGTACAGAAGAGCTGGAGGGACTTAATCAAATAATGGTTAAACAGTTAAAGAATAGGTACAATGATCCTACTATGAACAAGAGATTTGTTGTTGGTATTGATCGTTCTAAAATGAGATTGTATGATGTAGAACAATCAGCACAAGACGATATAGTTGACGACACAGAGATAGTAGAGTATAATAAATCCGAGGAATCTAAAGCAAAATTTAATGACTTCAAGTTTTGATAAGTATACGCAATTTGTAAACTCAGTTACAAGCACACCATCTCAAGATGCTGATGCGTTCATCTATAGATTACAGGAACTAGGTGGTGATGTAGCAGTGCAACGTTTACTTACTGCTGCTGTTGGTATCAGTGCTGAAGGTGGCGAGTTCATGGAGATTGTCAAGAAGATGATCTTTCAAGGTAAACCTGCTAGTGAAGATAACATAGAACATTTGAAGATAGAACTTGGTGATGTGTTATGGTATGTTGCTCAAGCATGTATGGCACTCAATATAAGTTTCGAGGAAGTTGCTGACATGAATATAGACAAGTTGTCTAAAAGATATCCTGACGGACATTTTGCAGAGTACTATTCCGAAAACAGGAAAGCAGGTGACAGATAAGTATTGTATTACATGCCTAAAAATAGGCGATAAGTTTGATGCAGAGTATGTAAACAAATTAAAAAGCATGGTGCGGAAACAATCTGATGCAGACTTCTTTTGTTTTACTGATGATTTCAAAGGGGTTGATGCAGAGTGTGTTATCTTTGATCAAAAGAAAGAAAAAGACTGGGATAATTGGTGGCCAGCATGGAATAAAATAAAAATGTTTGACTCACCCTATCTAAAAAGGTATGATAGAAAAATATTTTTTGATCTTGATGTAATAATTCATGGAGATATATCAAAACTACTAGAGCATGAGCAAAGATCAAAAAGAAATACATTTAGTTTGATCAAATCATATTGGAGAGGAAAGACATATCAGATGGCAAACCCAACTAAGTCATTGTTCAACTCTAGTTGTATGGTATGGAGAGATAATAAAAAAATATATGAAAAATGGATGGAGAGTCCTAAAGAATATGTTGCTAAGTATCATGGCACAGATGATTTTTATCACAATGAAAAGATAATTCGTAAACCATTGCCACCAATATTCTATTCATATCGTGAAGGATACCAAGATCAAGGAAAAAAATGGAATGAACCTTCTTGGATGAAGATATCACCAGACCATTCTGTTGCTATACTACATCAAGATCCTAAACCACATACACTTGACCCTAAAGAACATCCAATAGTGCTCTACTGGAACCATGCTTGAATTACAATTACAAAACAAGTTACCAATACCAGGTAAAACTAATTTAGATTGGTATTTGTTTGATCAGATGATGTCTGATTATTATAATCAACCCATGTTAGAGGTGGGTGTAGGTCGTGGTGGTTCTGCTATCGCAATGTCGGAGCACACAAACAAGTTAGAATTGATTGATAGTTGGGATCAAACATGGGATAAGAAATCTGTAGAAGATATATTTGACAAGTATGAAATACCTGTCAAGTTTATAGATGGTAAGTCTGGGTCTCTAGATGTTTTAGCAAGTATAAAAAGTCAATACAAGTTCATACATCTAGATGCTAACAAATCATATGAAGGAACCTTGGATGACCTAGAGAAATATAACTCTTTTTGTGATGGTGTCATATGTGTAGATGATTATCTACAAAGTATGTGGCCAGAAGTGACTCGTGCAACTGATGATTTTGTTAAAAACTCTGAGTGGAATAGAATACTTATTGGTAATCATCAAGTCTTTCTGTCTAGAAAAAAACAAACTCCAGCATCAAGAAAAATAACTTTGAAGTTTCCTGTTGTGCTGAGAAATGATGAAGTGCATCTTACTTATGGCAAGTTACCTAAAGATGTAGATAGATTTATGAAAGTTACTAATAAAAAGATATATACTTGGCATACAACATCTTGGAAATAAATACCAGAA